ACGGCGGATCGTGTTGGCCTTGATCCATTGTCGCCCGACGAACTGGCGCGACGGGTCGCGTTTGCAGATACCGGCAATCCGCGTTGGTACACCGTCGAAGGGCGGACGCTGAAAACCGCGCCAAGCGGATACACTGGCAATCTAAATATTCTCTACTATGCCAGGCCGACTGGAATCAGTTCGGGCAATACAACCAACGCAGTTCTGACGGCTCGGCCGATGTTGTATCTGTATGCCACGCTGATCGAGGCGTTCATGTGGATGAACGCAGGCCAACAGAGCCAGAATTGGCTTGCGATGTATCGGGCAACAGCGAGCGGCGTTAATCGCACAGCTACGGCCATTGAACACGGCGGCGGCAAACGGCGCGCACAGCCTCGGCGGGTGTTCGGATGAGCCGGCTAATCCCGTTTGGACGCTGGCATCCTGACCGGGAGAACACAAACGCAACCATTCTGTTGATGGCCAAGAATGTGCATCCGCATGCGGCCGGCTTTGCGCCATTGCCAGCACCGGCCACGGTTAGCGGGCCGGTCGGTGCCACGTATGTGACGCAGACGAATGGCGATCCGATTCAAACCGTCAACGGCGCGGACGTGGTTCTCGGCGAGGGCGGTGCAGATGGAACGGTGGCAGGGATTGTCAGCTATCTCGACAAGGAAGGCAACACGACGAGCTTTGCAGGCACTGAAACGAAGCTTTGGAAGATCGACTCCGATGGCAATTGGAATGACATCAGTAGGCTATCGGGCGGGGCATATTCGACGACAAGCGGTTCGCGGTGGCGGTTTGCCGAGTTCGGCGACTACATTATAGCGACGAACTACGTTGATGAGGTCCAATACTATGATGTAACCAGCTCGACGAATTGGGCTGATCTCTCCGGTTCGCCGCCCAAAGCGCGTTATATCACCGTTGTTCGTGATTTCGTGGTGTTGGGAAACTTGACCGGGGACAACAACAAGCTGCACTGGTCCGCCATCAACGATGCCACGGGATGGTCAGCAGGAACTGCGTCGTCCGATGTGCAGTTCATGCCGGACGGCGGGCCGATTCAAGGCTTGATCGGAGGGGAAGTCGGTTACGTCTTCCAACGGGATCGCGTCACGCGAATGACGTTCGTGCCAGGAAGCGGAGAGATATTCCAGTTTGACCGAGTTGAAAGTGGGCGCGGTTTGTTTGCTCCTGATAGCCTTGTCTATAACGGTTCGGAAGCCTTTTACTATGGGACAGACGGGCCGTACCGCATGAGCTTGATTAGCGGGCAAAGCCAGCCAATAGGCGTTGGCAAGTTCCGCGATTGGCTGGTTGACGACATCCAAGCCGGTACGCAAGCGCTCATGTATGGGGCGTTGTCGCCGCGTTTCAATCTTTACGCTTTGGCCTATGTCTCGAATGACAATGCGTTCGCGGCAACACCGGATCGGATGTTGCTTTACGATTGGACCATTGACGAGGCGGCGGTTGCGGATATCGATGTTGTCGCAATGTCAAAATGGCTTACCCAGGGCGTCAGTCTTGATTCGATGGACGCCTATGGAACAATGGACACGCTGCCGTTCTCTCTCGACAGTCCTTTTTGGAAGGGTGGTGCGCCGATCCTTTCTATCGTTGGAACGGACAGCAAGCTTGCATATTTGAGCGGGCCGAATATGGCGGCTACGTTCATCACGGCGGATGGACAGGTCGACGGTCAACGTCATCTAATCCAGTCGGTTCGTCCGCATATCGATGCGACGGATCTGACAGTCGAGATCGCCGCGCGAGAACGGGACGGCGATGTGATCGCGTATGCCGATCCGGAAACTATGGAAGATACCGGGCGAGTACCGTGTTGGGTTTCCGGTAACTACTTCCGAGCCCGCGTGATTGTGCCTAGCGGTTCTAGTTGGACGTTTGCAAAGGGGCTCGACACCGAACACGTCGCGCAAGGTTCTCGATGAGAGAACCGGCAGTCGGTGCCAGCATTCGGGACATCGTGTTCGCTGTGCAGCAGTTGGTTCGCGGTAGATCAAATGCAACCGGGACTGTCACTCTTGCTGCAAATCAAGCGACAACAACAGTGACGCTTGATCTCCGGCTTTCGAACGAAAACGGGTTTCCTTTGCTGACGCCAACAACGGCGAATGCAGCGGCCGAAATCGGCAACGGCACCATGTATATCAGCAGCGTTACACGCACGGGATTTGTGATTACACATGCAAACAACGTTCAAACAGACCGAACCTATCACTACGAGTTCCGAGGCGGCTAGTCCATGGGAGGCGCGATTGATGACGCCTCAATCCATCAATGCGTCATGGGATCAGGTAGGGCCGTTGCTGGACCAGGTAGCGGCGACGATGACGGACCATAACCTTGAGAGCCTTTGTCGTGCTTTGCTAGATGTCAACATCCGAATGTATCTGGTGGCTGTGTCGCGGGGTAACGAGATCCGAGCAATCATCGGCGTGGAACTGATTGAGACGGCTCTAGGTGAACGGCATGTGCATATTGCGTTCGTCAGCGGTCAAAACCCAAAGCGGTGGATTGAGGCAATCGAGCCAACCATTCTGGATTGGGCGCGGTCGCATGGCTGCATTCGCGCCACGGGACTGTTCCGGCGCGCGTTTCTGAAAATGCTGCCGCACTGGAAGTCGAACCACGTGTTTATGGAGCTGGATCTTGTCAACACGAACTGAAACGACGAGCAGCAATAACAACACGAGTTCCATTGAGCCGTGGGGGCCATTGCAGAGCCCCCTTATCAATGGAGTCAACGCTGTTGCAGCTTTGCAAGGCAATACAACGGCCTTTCAACCGTATTGGGGATCGGGTGAACAAGCTGCTTACGGAGATTATGTCAACAAGCTGACTTATGCGCGAGACATGAACAATGGCGGGAAAGATTACTTCACGCCATTACATACGCAGCAACAGGTTTCGCCGTTACTGGAAAACGCTCACTATGATGTGCAGCAGGGCGCGGGTCAGCTCGGGCAATATATTGATAATGCGGGGCAGGTCGATGCGGCGGGACGTGGCCAGCAATGGCAGGACTGGCAGAATAATTTTCTTAATGATTCTAACCCGTACCTTGATCAGGTTATATCGGACAGTTTGGGTGATGTGCGGAATCATATTAACCAGCAGTTCACCGGGGCGGGACGTTCGTATGGTTCGGGAGCTTATGCCGATGTGATGGGGGATCGCCTCGGCAAGATCGCCACGCAGACGCGTTACGATGATTATCGCAACCGATACAACCAAGAGCGCGGCGCGTTTTCGAACGCGATGAACCAATCCGATCAATACGGCTATGGTGCTGCTAACACGCTCTATGGACAAGGGACAAACACGGTATTGCAAGGGTCGCAATCGATTGACAACCAAGAGCGGGCGCGGATTGAAGATATTGAACGCGTTAATGCAAACCGTGCAACACTTGCGAAACAGCTTTTGAACGATAACATGCAATTAAATACGGCACTGTACCGCACGCCGACGTTGCAGGCGGCCAGTTGGCCATTGACGCAAATGATGGCACCGGGAGCGGCATTTCGTAATACCTCCGGCACAACATCACAAATCACGTCACAACCGAACACGGGATTTTGGCCTGGTGTCGCATCGTCAGCGTTGGGCCTATTTGGGGGGTTTTTCTAAATGCCTAAACGTCGCAAATACGTTGCCCCTAAGTCTCGCGAGAACAAGAAACTAAGCAAACCGTGGGAGCTTGCGCCGAAGGCAGCAACTGAACCGGCTGTTTCTGATCCGAACGTAGAAAATAAGACTGCCGAGGAGGAAGCAGTTGAGGCTGAAATCGAAGCGATTTTGCAAGAGATAGAAGCGCAAGAGCAAGGAACTGTACCATCGGGCGATGGTGGCATGACAGATCCGGGATTCCCGAACGAGAATGATCTCGTCGCAGCGGCGCAAATGGCGCAGATTGCCAATCCGAATTCTGCATTCAACGAAGCGATAGGTATTTTAACGCAGGGCGTTCAAAAGGCCGGCAAAGAAGGGGTGTTTAGTAAGCCGTCGCAAGTTGGTCTTGATGATGTGGCCAAGGCGCAGCAACGCGCCGAACCGATGAACTTAGTGGCAGAACCTGTCACGCAGCCATTGGCTCCGCTGCAATCGATTATCAATGAACCGTTCCGTGCTGAACAGGTCGAAGCACCAATGGTTACCGCGAATGGCCTGATTGGCATGCGGACTGCAAGCCTCCAGAATGAATTGTCGCGACAACAAGAGCGTGCCGAAAATCTGCGCAGCTTCTTGGCGGAACAGAAGGCAATTGATCGTGCCTTGGAACGTGCGGACCTACACAGTCCGATTCGAGCCGTTAACGATATGGCTGCGTTTGCCCGTGCGGACCATAAAACCAACATTAACGAAAGCGCGT